AGTTTCAATCAGGCGATACAGTAGGTCTAACACATGGTGGACTTGGTGTATCACTATCAATAGGTAGTGCAGGTCAAGTATTAAAAGTAAATTCTGGTGCAAGTGCATTAGAGTTTGGTAATGTAGAAGCGATTGTTAATATTGATGGTGCAACTGATTTAACATCTGCCACATTAGCAACAACTGATTTAATTCTTGCCTCTGATGGTGGCACAGAAGGTCGTGTTACTCTTGCACAATTAGATACTTTATTTTCTGGCACATCTAAAACACTTACAAACAAAACATTAACAGCACCTACTATTTCAACACCTGCTATTACAGGCAATACAACTACAACAGGTAGTATAATATTTGAAGGTAGTACAGCAGATAGTTTCGAAACTACTTTACAAGTTACAGACCCAACAGCAGATAGAACAATTACAATACCTAATGTTACAGGTACAGTCGTTACAACTGGTGATACTGGTTCTGTTACAAACGCAATGTTGGCAGGTTCGATTGCTGCTTCTAAACTTGCAGGTAGTATAGGTAATTCAAAATTAAGTAATTCATCAATCACAGTTTCAGACGGTTCTAGCACAAGTGCTGTATCATTAGGTGGCACATTAACTTTTGCTGCAACAGCAAATGAAACAACTGTTGCAGAAAGTTCAGGCACAGTCACAATAGGTATCGTAGATAATCCAACAATAGGTGGTAATCTAACAGTCACAGGTAATTTAACAGTCAATGGTACTACAACAACTTTATCTACAACTAATTCAGTTATATCAGATAAACTTATAGAATTAGCAACTGGCACATCTGGTACACCTTCAGGCGATGTAGGTCTTGTAGGTGAACGAGGTAGTTCAGATAATATCTTTATAGGTTTTGATGAAAGCGCTGACGAATTTGTTGTAGGTACAGGTTCATTTACGGGTGCAAGCACAGGTGACTTAACAATTACAAAAGGTACTTTTTCTAGTGCAGGAAATAAAATTTACAGAGCAGGAACAACAAATGCTGTATCTCTTGTTGCTTCATCTAGTCTTGCAGGTAATGTTACTTTAACTTTGCCAGTAAATGATGGTGACGCAAATCAACTACTTGCAACTGATGGTTCAGGTAACTTATCATTTATATCAGCGACTGCTGCTTCAGGTGCAGGTCTATCAAATGTTTCAGATGATAGCACACCTAGTCTTGGTGGTGATTTAGATGTAGAGACAAGTTCTATTGTATCTGCTTCAAATAGAAATATTGCAATTACACCTAACGGTTCAGGTGTTGTAAGATTAGATGGTAATGTGGATATTGAAAGTGGTTCTATATCACTTAAAAATAGTGGTACACAATCAAAGATAGATTTTTATTGTGAAAGTGGTAATGCCCACTATGCTAGATTACAAGCACCAGCACACTCAGCATTTGCAGGTAATATAACTTTAACTTTACCAGCAACTACTGATACTTTAGTAGGTAGAACAACAACTGATACACTAACAAATAAAACACTAACAAGCCCTACAATTAATTCACCTACAATCAATAGTCCAACTATCGTATTCGAAGGTTCAACAGCAGATAGTTTTGAAACAACTCTTGCTGTCACAGATCCAACAGCAGATAGAACAATTACTTTTCCTAATGTTTCAGGTACGGTAATTACAACTGGTAACTTATCAGAGGTAACATCAGCAGGTGTCTTCTCATCAAGTATAGTATTTGAAGGTAGTACGGCAGATAGTTTTGAAACAACTCTTGCTGTCACAGATCCAACTGCTGATCGTACAGTCACTTTACCTAATGCAACTGATACATTGGTTGGTAAAGCAACAACTGATACATTAACAAATAAATCTATTGATTTAGCAAACAATACAGTAACAGGCACACTTGCACAATTTAATACAGCAGTTTCAAACGCAACTTTAGTATCAACGACAGGTTCAGAAACACTTACAAATAAATCTATTGATTTAGCAAATAATACACTTACTGGTTCTTTATCAGAATTTAATAGTGCGTTACAAAGTGAAAGTTTTGTTGGTCTTGCCGCAAGTCAAACACTTACAAATAAAACACTTACAAGTCCTAATATTGGTACAGCGTTAAACTTAATAGAAGACGCAACAATAATATTTGAGGGTGCAACAAATGATAGTTTTGAGACCACATTAACAGTCGTAGATCCTACAGCAGATAGAACAGTATCACTACCAAATGCAACTGACACTTTAGTAGGTAAAGCAACAACAGATACACTTACTAACAAAAGTATTGATAGTGATAATAACACTATTACAAACTTAGTAAATGCAGATATTAAATCTAGTGCTGCGATAGAATTTAGTAAAATGGAAAATCTTACTGCTTCTAGAGCATTAGTTTCAGACGGTAGTGGTGATGTATCTGTAAGTGCTGTAACATCTACTGAAATAGGTCATTTAGACGGTGTATCGAGTAATATTCAAACACAATTAGATTCAAAAACTACTGCTGCATTTGCAATCGCACAAGCTGTGGCGCTAGGTTAATATAAATAGTCAGATAAGGACTATAACATGGCACAAAATAACCCGATTACAAGTAGAGAAACATTAAAACAATATGCTTTGAGAGCATTAGGTAAACCTGTAATTGAAATAAATGTAGAGGACGATCAGGTTGAAGATAGAATAGATGAGGCTTTACAATATTTTGCTCAATATCATTATGATGGTGTAGAGAGAATGTATCTTAAATATCAAGTTACAGCAGCAGATGTGACAAGAGCAAGATCAGATGAAACACTTTCAACTGTAACTGATACAGCAGATAGCACAGTTACAGCAGTTTTCAAAGAGGGTAAAAATTATATACCTATTCCTTCAAGTGTTGTATCTATAACAAGAATATTTGATTTCACAGATAAAGCGTCACTAAATCTTTTTGATGTTAGATATCAATTAAGACTAAATGATTTATATGATTTTTCATCTACATCAATTATTCATTATGATATGACATTAAGACATTTAGATATGTTAGACCATATACTTGTAGGTGAAAGACCAATAAGATTCAATCAACATAAAAATAGATTATACATTGATATGGATTGGGCAAATGATGTTGATGAAGGTGATTTCATAATAATAGAATGTTATAGAAAATTAGACCCAGCAACTTTCACAGATATTTTTGATGACATCTTTTTAAAAAAATATCTAATACAATTAATTAAAAAACAATGGGGTACTAACTTATCAAAGTTTCAAGGTGTTGCTATGTTAGGTGGTGTTCAAATGAATGGTGAGCAAATATACACACAAGCACAAGAAGAAATTAATAAGTTAGAAGAACAAATACAATTATCTTACGAATTACCACCAAATTATATGATGGGTTAAAACCATGAGAAATACTTATTTTAGTAATGGTACACAAGCAGAAAAAAATCTTTATGAAGACTTAATCATAGAGCAACTAAAAATCTATGGTCAAGATACCTATTACTTACCTAGAGAAGAAATAACAAAAGATGATGTACTAGGTAATACCACAGATAAATTTACAGACGCATACGCTATTGAAATGTATGTTGAAGATGTAAATGGTTTTGCTGGTCAAGGTGATTTAGTTGGTAAGTTTGGTTTAGAGGTAAGAGATGAAGTAACCTTTGTTGTTGCAAGACGAACATTTGAAGTATTGGTTGATAATTCTTCAAACACTCTTACTATTAACAGACCAAGAGAAGGTGACATTATCTGGATGTCACTATTTAAAAAGTTTTTCCAAATTGATTTTGTTGAGGATGAAGATCCTATGTATCAAATCAATGATCTTCCTATATTCAAACTTAAATGTTCTGTATGGGAATACGAATCACAATCTGTCGAAACAGGTGTGCTTGATATTGATGATCGTTTAGATAAAGATACAATGGACTTATTGATAAATCAAATATCATTGGAAAGTGGAACAACATCATCAGGTTCTTTACTATCTGAAAATATTGTAGGTGATGTAGAAGCAGTATTGACAGAGGCAGGTGAGTTCTTGGTTGATGAAACAGATGGCGATAATATTCTATACGAAGATGATCCAGATTATATCGAATATATATTATTAGAAGACGCCGCAACAGAAAACATGAACGAAGACCCAATTGGTGGTGACAACGCTGCTTTTGATACAGCAGCTGGACTTGATGATTTCGATTCAAATAACGACATCTTTGATTTCACAGAAAAGAATCCATTTGGTGATCCAAGAGATAACTAGGAGATATAATGTTTAAAGACGCACAATACCATGAATTGATACGAAAGACCGTTGTTGCTTTTGGTACTTTATTTAATGACTTATATGTTTATCGTAAAAATTCAACAGGCAAAACAATACAAAAAATGAAAGTGCCTTTGGCATACGGACCAAAACAAAAATTTTTAACCCGTATTGAACAAGATTCAGCAAGATCAGCAGACAATGTAAGAACAACAGCAATAACACTACCTCGTATAGGTTTTGAAATGACTACATTGCAATATGATCCTGTGAGAAAATTAAATAGAATACAAAAATTTAAAAAAGTAAAAGGTGCAGATAGTAAGTCG